GTTCTTGTTGAGCGTGAGGATGGTTTAGGTCTTCGTTCTACATCAATGTTTGATCGTATGGAAATCGGTGGTATTGTTTATGAAGTTTCAATGGTTGGGTTCAAAGAGCTTGGCTATGTAGAGGAGGTAGCATAATGGAACGTCAATGGTTAGCAGATCAAATCTTTGTAGAAGAAGAACAGCGTCGCATTGAACCATATACTATGCAAGGCGAACAATCTATCATGGTTCAGTCTGATATGAAGAAATGGGCTGAGAAGGAAGGCCACTGGCCAATGATGGATTATGTTCACATGATTGCAGCTCATGCGGTTGCTCGTGGTTGGACTCAAGAAGGCTTTACGGGAATGGAGATTTATTAATGACAACGTATCCCAATTTTGACATCATCGTAACAGACGGTATTCCTTTACACGGCTCTCCTCAAGACAGGGGTTCTGCTGACCGCTATTACAATCGTTCTTTTGAGCCTCACTATTGGCCGTGTGGCACTTATAAAGGTGAGCGCGTTGAAGAAGATAATATGACTGTTGGTGAGATTGAAGCTTATCGTTATGGTTATGATAACGAGGAAGATCGTAAGGAATGGTAAATGATTACTGTTGAATTCGATATGGATGAAACATATATTACCGTCATGGACGATACTGGAGAGCTAGAAGATGTTGGAGCTCTCCTTTATGACGACTACTGCCACATACGACAATGGAACGAAAAGCTCAAGAGGTACGATGTTGTGACTTTAAAACCTGAAATGTATTTAAAACTAATGAAATCGTTTAACTTGTCAGAAGGAACTTATGTTTTAGTAGCAGAAAAAAAATGAGCTGACTGCTCACTTTTTTGTTTACAATTGATTAGAAATAGTATAGTATGGTTTTAGATGATAAGGAGAATATTATGACAATTGCTACATCATATGACGAACGTATGGCTTTAATCAAAAAAATTGCTGAACGTCGTAAAAAAATGGCTAAGGTTCGTAAACAATCTAAAACGGTTACTGAAACTGTTAACTATAAAACTGGTCCTAAGAAAATTGAAATTCCTCAGGACGACTCTAATATGTATCACTGGACTGATGCATCAAAATATGCTAAACAATATTACGGCGACGTAATGTTTGAAACAACAAGGTTTGATAATGATTGGGATTAATGAAATCTTTTGGGGAATGATCATAGGATTTTTTATGATCGCTATTGATTTTTACTTTATACCAGGAGGGATATATTAATGGTAAGAACTGTTCACTATGTAGGCATGGATCAAGCAACTTATCAACGGGCTCGTAGAGTCTGGGGTGGTCCTGCATACTATCACAAGTGGATGGACGACCGTGTTTGGACTGAAGTTGGGGATGCTGACGTTGTTGTTGTTGGTGATCCAAAATACAGCCCATATGTTTGGGACGCATCTGCTGTCCCTGCTCAATATACTGATTGAAAGGAAATATAATGATCTTAAATGAACATGAGGATGGTACTATGACATATGATCGCAGTTGGATGATTGATGAATTGCGAAAGCGTGATTGCCGAGTAATCTTTAAAAAAGCAAATGGCGAAACCAGAGATATGCTCTGCACACTACGTGAAGATGCAATTCCGGCTTTTACATCTGATAATAACACAAATAAAGAAAATGGTTACACACAAGATGCCATTCGTGTTATTGATGTGAGCAAAGGAGAGTGGCGTTCATTTCGTATTGATAGCATCATCTCTTTTAGCTGATATAAATAATAAGAAACGGAGAATTGTATGTTCATAGATCCTATCATTATTCAATGGGTAATTTTCTTTGCTGCCAGTGTTTGTGCTTTTATGATTGGCTACTCAGTAAATAACATATCAAAAGATAAGATTATTGAAACTACAATTCTCTGGTTAGTTGATAATAAATTGGTCAAGTGGAAGAAAGATGAAAACGGCGAAATTGAACTTCTTCCACTTGATGAATAACTAATTGATTCCATTGAAAACTTTTTTGTGTACATTACTGCAAAAATGTGGTAGAATATATTATAATTTGATGATGGAGGAATCATGGCTACAAAACGTCAAAAAATTAGAGAACAATTGGCTGCAGACTCAAAACTAAAGCCAATTAAAAAGACCCGTAAGAAACGTCAAATGACAGAAGAACAAAAAGCAGCAATAGTAGATCGCTTGGCGAAAGCTCGTGCTGCTCGGGGTCCAGCTAAAAATCTTTCTATTGACGAGTCTATTCGGGATCTTCCTGCTGAGCATTCGCTGTCTCCAGCTAAAGTGAAAGAATGGATTAAGGAGCAAAAAGAATTGCTTCAAGGATTAGGTAAGGAAGCTAGAGATAGTAAGGATAAAAATCTCCGTCAATTGTACTGGGAGACTGAAACTTATATCTTTAATTTGCAACGTTACCTTGGTGATGGCGTTTATCGTGATAATCGATATGGCGCTCAAAAACAGAATACTATACAATACAGATCAGTAGCGATGGCATACTATCCTGATGGTACGCCAAAACGAACACCTGGTGTATATTATCCAGATATTGGAGATGTATATACTAATGAAATGGCCATTGAGGATCATGTCAACAGCAGAAAAAAAGTTTCTAACAAAAAGTGAGTTCACTAAGTTAGTAGTGGATACCGTAAAATCGCACAAGTCCTCGTATATGGATGCTATTATACACTTGTGCGATCAACACGATATTGAAATGGAGGATATAAAAAAATATATTTCTCCAGTCATTAAAAACAAACTTGAGGCAGAAGCAATGAAATTAAATTTTTTGCCTCAAGAAAACAGTTTACCAATCTAAAAAAATATGGTAGAATACTTCAGTAATATTTCAGCAAATAAGGAAAACAAATATGTCTTTTGCAAATCTAAAACGTAACCGTACAGACTTTTCTAAACTTATCAATGCAGCTCAGTCTGTTGGTGGTGGAGAACAAAAATCATATGGTGATGACCGTATGTGGAAACCTACAGTAGATAAAGCAGGCAATGGCTATGCTATCCTACGATTCCTCCCCGCTAAAGAAGGCCAGGATATTCCTTGGGTTCGCTATTGGGACCACGGATTTAAAGGGCCAACAGGTCAATGGTACATTGAAAAATCTCTAACATCCATTGGTCAACAAGATCCTGTATCTGAATTGAATACTCGTCTATGGAATTCAGGTATTGAAGATGATAAGGATACTGTACGCAAGCAAAAGCGTCGACTACATTATGTTGTTAATGCGTTGGTAGTCTCAGATCCAGGTAATCCTGCCAATGAAGGTAAAGTCTTTATGTACCAGTTTGGTAAGAAAATCTTTGATAAGATTATGGATCTAATGCAGCCTCAATTCCCAGATGAAAAGCCAGTAAATCCATTTGACTTTTGGGATGGTGCGGATTTTGTACTAAAAATTCGTAACGTTGAGGGTTACCGTAACTATGACAAATCAGAGTTCCGTTCACCAGAGCCTCTCTACGATGGTGACGAATCTCGTCTAGAAGCAATTTATGATAGTCTATATGATATTTCAGAGTTTACTGATCCTAAGAACTATAAAACTTATGATGAGCTAAAAGCGAAGATGTATCAAGTATTAGGTGAACAAGCTCCACGTACTGTAAAGCAGGAAGTGTCAATGGATCTCGATGATGAGATTCCTGACTTTCAATCAGCTCCCTCGCCAACTCAGACTGCAGCTCCTGAACCTACTATAAAAACTGCTGAATCCTCAATGGATGATGAGGATGATACAATGAGCTATTTCGCTAAACTGGCAGCGGAAGATTGATTACTACTGAACAGTAGCATTAATATCAAAAGGTGCAGGAGTTGGAGTATATTTCAATTGTTGATTAACAGTAGTTACGGTATTTTGGTTAACTAAATTATTAATACTTCTAGTTAGTTCTTGCATATTAGTATTAAGTGGTTGTAATGCTTCTGAAGTAGTTCTAGGCCCTGGGTTTTGTAGATCAATTCCTAGGGCCTTATACATTTTCCCAACACCAGTTTCTAATTGTTCTAGGTTCTCATCAGTAAGATTATTTAAACCCCCACCAAAATAATACTTTTTGCCTAGCCATTTGTGGCTCAAAGTTCCACCTGTTAATATATTTCCTTTTTTTGGATCTGAAGGATCTGGCATAAAGTCTAATACTGTTGAAAGGTCTTGCATTATTTTTGATATGTTTTTACTTAGACCTTCTCCAATATTTGCACTCGCTATTTTATTAAATGATTTATAAAAACTATCTAAAGCAGCACTAAACATGTTTATTTTTTCAAAGATCTTTTGATCTATAGTCATCAAAGGAGCCAATCCATCTAACATTGTCTCTATTGCACTCTTTTTACCTTCACCAAGATTCGTACCAAAAATAAAATTAATTCCATTTGTAATAAAATCTTTTACTTTACTATAGAGTGATGCAGCTTCGTTCATACCTTCAGCTGTAAAGAAGCCAATCATTGCTAAAGATAAGTTTTTAAGTTCGCCTCCAATTTTCAAATTACTGATTTTTTCCATTTTTGACATAGCTGATTCATCAATAGCATTAATTGAAT